AATATGCCAGCTGCTAAAAAAAGATTCTTAGAAATTGAAGATGCATTTGATGAAACTGATCAAGCTATTATGATGGCACAACGATTAGAATTTTTTGATCAAGTAGATGAACAAACTATTAAAGCAGATGAAAATCTTCAAAAAGAAATTTATTATGATTTATTAAAATCTAAAAATTTCTCAGATGAACAGGCAACAGAAGCAATACAGGATGCTATAGAAGTTAAAAAACTTGAGAGTAAAGCTTTAAAAGCTATTCCTGAATTAAAAAACCAAGCTAATGCTGTAGTTACTCAGGCAAAAGAATATAAGGCTAATAAAACTAAACAAGAAATTGAAAAACAAAATAAAGCTTTTGAAAGTTTAATTTCTAATATAGATGTTAGACAATCTTTTGTAGAAGGTATAAACCTTAATAAAATTAGTAAAGAAAAGATTAAGCAGAATATTCTTAATCCTGTTTATAAAGATGAAAAAACAGGTAGAGAATATAATAGTCTAATGTATAAGCAGACTAGAAATCCAGCAGAGTTTGAAATGTTAATTAATTATTACGATACTCTAGGATTATTTAATTTAGATAAAGAAGGAAAATTTAAACCAGACATTTCTAAATTAAAACAAGTTGCAAAAACAAAAGCAATTAATGATCTAGATAAGATCATTGCAAAAGAAGATAGAAGCGTTGGTAGAAATACTTCTGTGGAAACTTCTGAAAAGACTGGAAACATATTAGATATGTTAGAAAGGTCAATGAAAAAGTAAAAAAAGTTATATAAATATATTCGTTAAACAAATAATACAAATCAAAAAATGGCACAATTACTTCCATTACAAAAGTATGAAGCGAAGGATTACAATGGTTTAGTCACTGACAACCACTTCCACGCTTTGTATCAACAAAAGCCTCAATTGATTAGTAACGTAATTCGTGAGATTTACAAAACTAATCTACAAGGTAAACTTCGTGAATTCGTAGATCGTTTCCCAGTTAAAGAGGTGGAGCAAGAAAACGGATTTTACAATTGGATGTTGCAAGGACAACATGACAAAAATCTTCCACTAGTTGATGCTGAAACTATTGATGGATCTTCTATTTCTGCAGGGACTTTCCCAGCAAATGTAGGATCTAACGGTGAGCGTTTCTACTTAATCTTTGACGAAGCTCTATTTGAAGAAACTAACGTTCTTCGTGGAGAAGTTGATGATTATCATCTATTGGTTAAGAAAGCGATGGACGCAGGTTCACGTTTCAAGTTTGAAGTTGAATTAGTAACAGATAGCTCTACTAAATCTATTCCTTCTGAGGAATTAGCAATTGGTACACGTTGGTCTAAGTTTTACTCACTTTCTCCTTCAACTCTTTCTTACCAAGGTTCTAAGCCTTACTTCACATCTCCTTGGAGAATGGAAAACCGTCCGTCTACGTTACGTATGGAATATGAAGTAGCTGGTAACACAATCAATAAAGGTAAAAACGAACCACTTGAGTTCGGATTTAACTATAAAGGACAAACAGAATCAATCTGGATTAACTATCAGGATATGGTTGCTCATCACCAATGTGAAGAGATGTTTGCTCGTATGTTGATGTACGGTAAGAAAAACTGGACAGCTGATCACAAGTACTTGAACAAAGATGACAAAACTAAATATGCAGTTGAGTCAGGTGCAGGTTTCTTCGATCAAATCGCTCCTTCTAACGTACATTACTATAACACTTACGATCTTGATTGGCATCTAGAGTTGCTTCTTGATATGGGAGTTGGTAAAATCGAAAGAGGTAAAAGAACTATCCACTTACTTACAGGTGAATTCGGAGCTATTGAAATCTCTAAACAAATTAATGAGAAATCAGCTTCAGGACGTTTTACAGTTATTTCTGATAAGTTCCTTATGGGAGATACTAAAACTTCTACTATTGGTGGTAAAAACACTAAGAGCCTACAAGAGCCACAGTGGAACGTATATGAGTGGTATAACGGAGTTACTATTATGGTTGAAATCCTTGATTTCTTCGATGATGATGTATACTTCCCACAACGTCACCCAGATGGAAAAGGTATCGTAGAATCTCACAGAATTCTTGCTCTTGACTATGGTGATACTGCAGGTATCTACCGAGTTAAGCCAAAAGGAGTTCCAGATTACAATTGGGCATATATCCCAGGTATGAGAGATCCTTTCTCAGCAGGTGGTAAAGGTAGTCCTAAAATGGTTGCTTCACGAGTAGACGGTTATGAAGTTCACTTCCAGAAATGGGGTGGCCTTATGATCGAAGATCCTACAAAAGTAGTAGACCTTAGATTACTAGTAGAACGATAGAATTTTTTCTAGTTCATAAGAAGATAAAGCTCCCTAGAGTTGATAGCCTAGGGAGCCTTTATTAAGGAGAATTTAAAAGACAGCAAAAAATAATAAAATGGCAAAGACAGCAGAAAAAGAAAAAATAGTATACGGTACATTTTTACAAGATAGGATGGTTTCAATTAAACCAGTAGAATCTTCGGGAAAGTGGAGTAACTTATTAGTAAAAGGACAGGATAAAATGAAAGATCCGTTCTTATATAATAAAGTAAAACGTAGTTACCAAGTACCATTAAATAGCCAAGTAAGAGGTGGCGGAGTTAAAGTAATTTTGGATGATCAGCATAGAGTGAAAATTCAAAAGTATATGGAAAGTTATCCAAACGGGATGACACAAAAAGAGTTCTTTGAAACAGAGTTAGGAGTAGATTTAAACGCTACTCTACCAACAGAAAAGAATTTCTGGAGATCAGATAGACGAGGAAGAGTTATTCTTACAAAAGAAGGAACTAGTCTAAATCTAAATAGATCTTTGGATATGTTGAAGTATTTAATTCTTTTATCTAATAAGATGTTAGTTTCACCATCTTACGATGATAGAATTTTAAAAGCAACATATGAGTTTATGATTGTAGATGAAGATAAAGTAACAGTGAAAAAACTTGCAGAAGCAAATGTTAAAGCAGATGCGTTTGTTAAGTTTGCTGAAATTACAAATAGTAAAGCTTCTATTACAGGATTTATTAAGTCCCTAGGACGAACAATTCCTGCAACTGCAACATTAGATTGGCTTAAAAACGAAGTATTAAATGTGATTGAAAAAGATCCTAAATACTTTTTAGAAATAGTTAATCATCCACAGTATAAAGATCGTATCTTTGTACAAGAAGCAAATGAGGCAGGAGCCATCATTAGAAAAGGAAATAAGAGATATACTCTTGATAATGGATCAGAGTTAGGAGATTTAACAGATGTTATTATGTTCCTAAACAATCCTGATAATCAAGAAGTTAAAATGAGAATAAAATCTAAGATAGATTTAAAAAAACGTAAATAATGACTGCAAACGAAATGGCCGACATGTTAGAGGAGAAGTTAGACAGAGCTGATAGCTTTGGTTCTCCTGGGTATGAGGATTTTGACCTTACATCCGTGTTGACCGAAGCGCAGGAACTGTACGTTAAAAAGTTCTTTGATGAAATGAATAATCGAAAGCAGAAAGGCTTCGAGGAAACAGAAATAAGAAACCAGGGGTTATCAGCACTAGTTAAAGATGGTGATAACCTCACGGCTTCGGCCGATCAGACAGGTATAATTGTAAATAATAACGTAACAGGAAAGTTTTACGATTTGCCCGATGATCACATGTATACTATTTACGAAGAGTGTACAATTGATAAAAAAGAATGTGATACTGGAGCATTTATAATTGGATGGGTAGATGTAATAGCCCACAACGAAATGCAAAGGTATAACTGGAGTAAGTACAAAAGACCATTCTACAGAGTCGACGGAAACTGTAGGGTTTGGCGTTCAGAGTTTAGCAGACAGCATTCAGGAAGACTGAGTACTAATCCTGCTAAAACAGATAAGCGCCATGAGCTATTTACTGATGGAACATTTAATGTAACTAATTATCATATTAGATATGTTAAAAATCCAGAAAGTATAACAGTAAATAGAACTACTCCAGCAAGTCAAGCAAACTGTGAACTTGATACTAGCACTCATGTAGTGATAGTAGGCATAGCAACAGACTTGATGCTACAACGTGTAAAAGAACAGAAAGTTCAAACAATTGAGAACTTTCGAGACTTAGAATAAATAAATAAAGTATAAATTTTTAAACAATTAAAAAATGTTAAGAACCGCAGACAA